GCACCTGCACAGAAAGGCAGAATTTTTCTGGACAGACTTACGTTTCCTGTAAAAAAAATGAATGCCCGTACAACTCCATAAAAAAGCAAAGATAAAAGCCCGCAAGCAATAGACAGTTTGGTGTAGGTCCCAATGGAGCGAAGGGTCAATCCTGCCGCTTCTTTTTCGTCCATAGTTTCAGCGAGAACGCGGTCGGCGCATGACAACAGGCCAACATAGTGCATGTAGATTTCATCGCTCGTAAGAGTCGCACCGTCTCGAGCTATGAAAGGCGTACCGAGATTGGTTGCATAGTCAACGGTTTCGACAACGTGCAGAACACTTATGGCCTTGTAGAACGAAACGATTGCCAGTCCTGATGCAAAGGCTAAAAGAATAAGGCCGAACAGTTGTGCTCCATAAACCGTCGTACCCATGAAAAATTTGGTCATATCGGCTTTCTCGAAGAACGCGACGCAGGCGGCAAGAATGAGCGACGATACCCACATGTAGTTCTTTGCTGTTGAATATTGCTGCCCTGTAATATCCACGGTCCACTTTCGGATTGACGCGTCGTAAAGCGTCAGCATGTGTGCCGCTGCGGTAGTTGACTCTGAGGTGGTGCTCTTTAGCTCTTGGGGGGCGTATGTGTTGGATTCTTTTTGCATTGATCTTTCTTTGGCCGTTATATGACAGTTAAATCTTCTTTCTTCATGCTTAGCTAGACGTGAGTGTGAGGAAGTGCGGAGCGGTGTTGGCGCATCGCTCCGCTAACAGTGTACTCGGCCCTCGGGGGAAACCTCGGGGGCTTTTATGTTTGGAGCTTCACACGAAGAAAGCTATTGTGGCGGCCATTGCGGTCGCTCTTTTCGTTTCTACGGCTGCAGAAGCACGAGGTGGACGCGGGTTCGGCGGCGGCCGTTCCTTCTCTCGTCCCGGCCCAACGAAGAGCCACGCACCGAAGCGCACGACCGTTGTGAAGAAGAATACGACCGTCATCAACCAGACGGTGAATCAATCTGCTCCTGCCTCTTCTGTCGGTGGCTTCTGGTCTACTGTTGCCGGATCGTTCGCAGGGTCGATGGCAGGCAATGCTGTCTACGATGCTGTGACTGATGACAAGGGCCAGGAGCCGGCACCGGCTCAATGAAATATTTGTAGGATTGAAATCAAAATGGTGAAGAAAAGAGTCTGATAGGTTCTTCCGTAGTTCGAAAAAGGCTTGCGGGTATGGCGAGCTCGCGAAAGTCGTCTAGATATAAGTTTTGAAAAGGTGGTCTGACCACTAAAAAAGGGGCTTATCGCTCGACTTTGTTTGTGTTTACTGGAGGAGCGTATGTCGCTGAAAACAGCGGGGATTCGAGAGTTTGCGCGGATGATTGGTCGCTCGCATTCTTGGGTGGTCTCGCAGTGCCAGCGCAACATCATCCCCAAAACCACTGACGGAAAGATTCCGGTTGATGAAGCCTTGAAAGCGGTCGCCAGACTGGACGAAGAAAAGGCACGTGAAAAAGAAGCTCGTGAGAAGGCTGAGGCGGAAGCTGAGAACCTTCTTTCGTTTGATGATGCACGCGCCAAGAAGGAGACGTACCTCGCCGAAATCAAGGAGATGGAGGCGAAGGTCATGCGCGGCGAATATGTGGCGGTTGCCGATGTCAAGGCTGACGCCCGCGCCACGGCTGAAAGGCTTCGATCATTTTGCCTGTCCGCTCCATCTCGCTTTGCGGGTCTGCTTGAGAATCGCAATCAGCGTGACGTTGAGGCCGTTCTGGAGTCAATGTTCAACGAACTTCTTGAGAAGATTCACGGCGGTCAATTCACTGCCGACGACGAGGTGAAAGATGGGGATTTGGAGTGACGAGTTTGCTCGTATCTGCCGACCTATCTCACGCCTGACGGGTAGCGAATGGGCGGACGAGTTCCGCGTCGTACCGCCGGGCACGTCGCCCGAGCCGGGCAAGTGGCGCACCAGTAGAACGCCATACCTGAAAGAGCCGATGGATGCCGCGACTGATCGCGAGACCGAGAAGGTTGTGCTGATGTTCAGCTCTCAGCTCGGCAAGTCGGAAGCGCTTCTGGGCATCATGGGCTACTACGCCGACCAAGAGCCTTCTCCGCAGCTGATGCTTCAACCAACGGTTGAAATGGCAGAGGCCTTCTCTAAGGAGCGCATCAGTCCGATGTTCGCTTACTCGCCAGGACTCAAGGGAAAACTTGAGGAAGGCAAGGACGAGAAGGGGACTTCTCGCAAGTCGTCGACGACGATTCGCATGAAGCACTACCCGGGCGGTTATCTGGCGCTTGTCGGTGCAAATTCACCCGCGGGTTTGGCTTCTCGTCCGATTCGTGTTCTGCTGTGCGACGAAGTTGACCGCTACGGCGTGACGAAGGAAGGCGATCCGATCAAGCTTGCGGTACAGCGTACTGCGAACTTTGAAGCCAGTCGAAAGATTGTGCTTGTTTCGACGCCGACCACGACTGAAGAATCAAAGATCTACGAAGCCTTCAAGGAGTCGGATCAACGGTACTTTTACGTCAAGTGTCCGCACTGCGGTCATGAGCATCGTCTCGTGTGGGATTTGGTCAGGTGGGACAAGGACGCGGACGGAAACGCACTGCCGATGACGGCGGCCATGTACTGTCCTGAGTGCGGCGCGAAGACTCGCGGCCCGTACCGTCCTGACCTGAACATGCTGTCTACTGGTCGATGGGTCGCGCATAACCCTGGCCATTCGGTCAAGGGGTATCAGTGCAATGCGCTTTACTCGCCTTGGGTCACGCTTCACGGCTTGGTCGAAGAGTGGGTCTCGTGCACTGCTGAAAACAATCGCGAAAAGCTGAGGGAGTTCATCAACTTGAAGCTTGGAGAACCTTTCACAGCGATCAATCCCGATGAAGGGGACTTTGACCAGCTGCTAGACCGACGCGAGGAATACCCGACTGAGCACTTGCCGGAAGGAGTCCTCATGCTTACCGCTGGCGTTGACGTTCAGCGCAATCGCCTCGAGTGCTCCATCTATGGGTGGGGCCACGATCGCGAGTGCTGGGGGATTTGTCATCGAGTGCTCTACGGCTTGCCCGATGACCAAAAGACGTGGGAAATGCTCGATGGCGTGCTCGAGACTGAGTACAAGCACTCGAGCGGCGTGAAGATGCCTGTCTCTTGTGTCTTCATCGACTCTGGTGACGGCATGTACACGAACAATGTGTACGCCTACACGCGGGCGAGGGAGCGTCAGAGAGTTTTCTCGATCAAAGGCCGAGGCGGCGCGGATTTGCCTTTCGTAGGTAAGCCGAGTCGTGCCGGTACAGAGAAGGCCGTGCTTTTCCCGCTCGGCGTTGATGCCGGCAAGCGCAAGGTGATGGATCGCCTTGACGTGCTAGAGGCGGGTCCGAACTTTGTTCATTTTGATGCGAATGTGGACGCGGGCTTCACGGAAGACTTCTTCAAGCAGCTTACCGCTGAAAAGCAGGAAGTTGTCCGAGACAAGAACGGCTCGAGGCTCGTTTGGGTGAAGCTTCGCCAGCGCAATGAGGCTCTGGACTGCGCGGTCTATGCAACCGCGGCGATGGAGCTTCTGACGCCAAACTTCGACGTGCTCGAGCGCTACTACACGGGCCAGAAGGCTGTGGAGTCTCTACCGGCTCAAAGGCGTGTCCGTCGTCGAGGGACTATCTCTCGAGGTGTTCAACTTTAAAGGAGCAAGAGATGACGAACCGAAAGCAAGAGGGGATACCTGTCCGCGTTTCACAGCGTCGGCTGTTGGAGACGATGGACGGCATCCACAAGGAAATCGTCGAGGTGGCAACCGAACATCACGTTGTTACGTACTGCAGGAAGCGCCTCGACGATCTAATTAAAGACTATGAAGCATGCGCGGAGATGCTTATTGCATCATACGGCGGAGAAGGGAAGTCAATGTGAGTTGCTTTCTTCTTCATCGATCCTTTCGAGTTCTTTTTCGATCTCAAGGAGCGCGGCTTTTAGCTTTCGAGTGTTGAATGCGATGGTACGTTCAAACGCCTTGGGATGGCCTTCGGAATTCTTTGGGACGGGATCCAGGATAATTTTGGGTGCCATCAGCTTCAGGAAAAGTAGAGCCTACTCGCGATTCTTTGCGCTCATATATCACCTTTTAGTGCGGTTAGTGGAATGCCGATTTGGGTTTCCGGCTGAACAATGATCGCACTGAAAGGTGACTTTCACAAAATGCCCTCGGCGCTTCGGCTCCGGGGGCTTTCTTTTTTAGGAGGCCGCATGGCTTGGATCACGCTTGAAGAAGCGAGGAGAAACCTCGAGCTTTGGCTTGAGGCGTCGCGAGAAGTTGCCGCCGGACAGTCTTACACGATCGGCACGCGCACTATGACTCGCGCCAGTCTCAATCAGATCATGAACATGATCAAGTACTGGCGAAAGGAAGTGGCTGCGCTCGAGGCGGCCGAGACCGGCAGGAGTCGCGTATACCGCGGAGTGCCGAGGGATTTGTAGGAGATGACGGATGAGTAAGTTATTCGAAGCAAACGGAACTCTTGCTTCGCCATCTCCGCCCCAAGAGTTAGCTACTGCAGTTCGCGCTCCTGCGAGGGTGGTCAGCTCCGGCTACTCTCATGGCGGTGCCAGCTACGCAAAGAAGTCGATGATCGGGTGGCGAAGTACAACGACCGATGCCGACGAAGACATCGTCGAAAACATCGAGACGCTTCGCGCCAGATCGCGCATGCTGTACATGACGGCTCCTATCGCGACGGGTGCGCTGAAGACAATTCGCACGAACGTTGTTGGTAGCGGCTTGAGCTTGAATTCTCAGATCGACGCCGGATTTCTCGGCATGTCGGATGAGGAAGCGAGCGATTGGGAAGCCAATACCGAGCGTGAATGGCGCTTGTGGGCGGATAGCGTGATGTGCGACGTAGAACGACGCCAGAACTTTTATCAGCTCCAGTCGCTTGTCATGCTGTCAACGTTGATGAGCGGCGACTGTTTTGTCATTACGCCGATGATTCGTCGCGTTGGCTCGGTGTACGACCTTCGTGTCGGGATCATCGAAGCCGATCGCGTTTGCAACCCGAAGGACAACCTTGAGGCCCTGAAGAAAAACATTCTTGGGGGCATTGAGGTCGGTAAGTACGGAGAGGCCATTGCAGTCTATGTCGCTAATCGACACCCTGGAGCTACTGCACGTTCGACGGACACGCTTGAGGTGAAATGGAGCAGAGTGCCGATCTTCGGTGATCGTACAGGTCGACGCAACGTCCTGCACATCATGACCGATGTCGAGCGTCCTGCTCAGCGACGAGGCGTCCCGATTCTTGCGCCTGTCATTGAAGAGCTCAAGCAGTTGAAGCGCTACAGCGATGCTGAGCTGATGGCCGCAGTGATCAGCGGCATGTTCACGGTTTTCGTGACGACGCCTTCGCCTGACGAGAGCGGCCTTTTCGGCGGCGGTGGCGGCCTTCCCGCCATGCAGCGCATCGATCCCGATCCGCAGGCATACGAGCTCGGAAACGGCGCGATTGTGCAGCTTGCCGAAGGCGAGAAGGTGGAGATTGCCGATCCGAAGCGCCCGAGTGTGGCGTTTGACGGATATGTACAGGCGGTCTGCCGGCACATCGGTGCGGCGCTCGAGATTCCGTATGAACTTTTGCTGAAACATTTCACGTCGAGCTACTCGGCCAGCCGAGCCGCGCTGCTCGAGGCGTGGAAGATGTTCCGCATGCGAAGGGAATGGCTCGTCAGTTCGTTTTGTCAGCCGGTTTACGAAGAGTGGCTGGCGGAGGCGGTCAGCAAGGGACGCATTAATGCACCGGGCTTCTTTGCCGATCCTGCAATTCGCGCGGCTTGGTCAGGCGCTGAATGGCACGGCGATGCACAGGGTCAGCTCGATCCCCTGAAAGAAGCGAATGCCGCTGTCATTCGTGTACAGAACGGCTTCTCGACGATCAGTCGTGAGGCGGCTGAGATGACAGGCATGCGGATGGATTCAATTGTGCGGACGCGCGCACGAGAGGAAGCGCTTTTGAAGTCCGCAGGGTTGAATGCAGCGGGCGGCACACTTCCGGTGGAAGAGGAGAAGGAGGAAAAGGATGAATAAGTTTTGGAACGTAAAGAGCGACGATACGAGCAAGGTCGCAAAACTCGACCTGTTCGGGTATGTCGGCGGCTCTAAGGATGATCCGTGGGGGAAAGGCTTCAACGAAGCTGAGTTTCTTGAGGATTTCCGTCGCATCCCGGAGGCTGCGGATCTTGAGATTTCGATCAACAGCTTTGGCGGCGCGGTGTACACGGGCTTGTCGATCTATTCGCTTCTCAAGGCGCACAAGGGCTCGATCACCTTCCGCATCGATGGCGCGGCCATGAGCGCGGCCACGATCATCACGAGCGTGCCGAACGCGAAGGTCATCATGCCCAAGGGTTCGATGATGATGATCCACAAGGTCAGCTCCGGTGTCTGGGGCGACACGGACGACATGCGAAAGATGGCGGACGACATGGAGAAGCTTGAAGACAACATCGTCGTCATCTATGCCGAGAAGTCCGGGCGCTCGGTCGAAGAGATTAAAGAAAAGATGAACGCGACGACTTACTTCAACGCTGAAGAGGCAGTGGCGTTCGGCTTGGCTGATGAGGTCGACGAAACGGTTAAGGTGCACAACTCTGCCGTCGGCGGCTTCGTCAACATGAACGGCCTGAAGGTTGAAGCGAAGTATTTCAGCGGCATGCCTCAGGCTTTTTTCGAAGCGGAAACGCCTAAGGCGGCCGCAGTCAATAAGGAGGTCCGTATGGATCTTGAAACTTTGAAGGCGGACTACCCCGACCTAGTCGAGGCGATCCGCAAGGAAGCACGTGATGAAGGCGCAAAGGCCGAGCGTAGTCGAATGAAGGACATTGAAGACTGTGCCCTTCCCGGCTACGAGCAGCTTGTCGCTGAAGCCAAGTACGGCGAAAAGACGATGACGGGGGCGGAGTTGGCCGTCGCAATCGTCAAGGCCGAAAAGGCAACCGGCAAGCGTCGAATCACGGACACGGCGGAAGACGCCGATTGCCTGAACGGCATTACTGAAGATGCAGGAAACCTTCACGGTGTCGATCTTCCGGGCGAAGTCAATCAGGAGGCGCTTGATCGAATCATCGCCGCTGGTGCTCGCGGTTTCGAAAAGAAGTAAGGAGAGTTTTTATGCTCGCACAGGAAAAGTACACGACGACGGCAGACAACCTTTTTGCCGCGTCTCAGATGATGCCGGTAGTCGCCGATGCGATGACGGTGAAGGCTTCGCAGGGTGCTCTCAAGCGTGGTGCCCTTCTCGATGCGACGGGTACGCTCTGCACGGTCGATGCCGGCAAGACCACGATTTCCGAGGTCTATGCCGTTCTCGCTGAGGACGTTGATACGACGGATGGCGCTGTTGAGGCCGCCGTTTATCTCACCGGTGAATTCAACGAAAACGCTCTCAGCTTCAAGCCTGACAACGATGCCCTCGTGAGCGATTTCAAGGCTTCCGCTCGCAAGGTCTGCATCTTCTTCAAGCCGGCCATCTAAGGAGAAATACGCTATGGATATGTTTACTACCCGCACCATGTTGGGCATGATTGAGGCCGGTAAGAAGTCGAATCACACTTGGCTTCGCGATCGCTACTTCGCTTATCGCCCGACGTTCAACACGCAGAAGATTGATTTCGACATCGTTGGCATGGGCGGCCGCAAGATCGCTCCGTTCGTCAACCCGAAGGTCGGCGGCATCGTGCTCGAGCGCGAAGGCTATGCGACGTACAGCTTCGAAGCGCCGGAACTCTCTCCGATGCGCGTCACGACTGCTGAAGACATGCTCAAGCGCCTTCCGGGCGAGACGATCTACTCCGGCAAGTCTCCGAGCGAACGTGCTGCCGAAATTCTCGGCCGCGATCTTTCTGAGCTCGACGACATCATCACGCGTCGCGAAGAAGCCATGTGCGCCGAAGCGCTCTTCACCGGTAAGGTGACTGTAAAGGGCGAGGGCTACGACGAAGTGATCGACTTCTGGGGCAGCATCGGTGAAGGCGAAAAGCCGACGACGACTCTCACTAAGAAGTGGGACGCCACTGATGTAACGGCAAAGGACATTCTTGCCGACCTTCGCACAATCAAGCGCACGATGGTCAAGAACGGCGGCTTTACGCCTCGGGAAATGATCCTCGGATCCAAGGCATACGACGTCGTGATGGAAAAGCTTATTGCCGACCAGGTGCTCGACAATCGTCGTGTCGATCTTGGCTTCGTCAAGCCTCAGGAGTTGCCGAACGGCGTGTCTTACATGGGTCACCTGAATGAGGTTGATCTGGACATTTACTCTTACGACGAGTGGTACATCGACGAAGCCGGCAAGGAGCACCCGATGGTGCCCGAAAAGGCCTGCCTGCTCGCGTCTCCGAACACGAAGACGATGCTCGCTTACGGCGTTGTCGCGCTTGCCGGCGACGAGCAGGTGCGTTTCTACGAAGGTGCTCGCGTGCCTGATTCTTGGGTTCAGCGAGCCAACCCCTCCGGTCGAGTGGTTCAGATCAAGAGCCGTCCGCTCCCTGTCATTCAGCAGGTCAACGGCTTCCACCTGATCAACTGCCTGTCCTAGTCCTAATAAACGGTGAGGGAGGTGGTTCGCCATCTCCCTCTTGGAGGGAAAGATGCAAATCGAAATTCTTCAGAGCGTTTTGTACGAGCGCACGCGATACGCCACCGGCGAGATCGTTGACGCAGACGATGCGATGGCCGATGCACTTTTTGGTGCTGGCCTTGCCCGCGCCTGCGGTGTTGTCGAAACGGCTAAGCCAACTCCGCCGTCGATCAAGCAGACGAAGGCTGCTACCACAAGGAAGCCCAAGCGCTCCGGCATTGATGCGGCCTTCGCCGACATGTCGGAGGTGTCCGATGGCGATTGACTACAAGAAGCAGTTCAAGGCAGACGTCTCAAAGACGTTTCTTGATCCGCGCATCTTCGCGGAGTGGCACGAGATACAAGGTCGTCGCATTGTCGCCTTGCTTGATGTGATTCAGACGCAGGATGACGACGGCTACCGAATCGGCGTATTCGTCAACAGGCTGAAGGTGTATGTACGAACTGAAGACATGGACCCTGCTCCTGTCGAAGACGAGCTGATCGTCATTGACGGCCACGAGTATTACGTTCGGTCTGTTTCTGATGAAGACGGCGTACTTGTGATGCTTTGTCAGAAGGCGAGCCAATGAAATACGTTTTCAGCTTTGGCGGAAAGCGTCACGAGAAAGAGATTGATCGTGCGCAGGCATTGCTCGCGGGAGTCCCCGGCGGCATTCAGCGTGCACTCATGCGCTCGATCAATCGGGCACTGTCATCCGGTCGAACAACGGTTGGACGAGAAGTCGCCAAGCGATATTACATCGATCCTCGCGACGTGAAGAAAACGGTTACTTTTAACCGAGCAACGAGAACGCGCCTTGACGGTCAGATGATCAGTACAGGCGAGCGAAACGAGTTGCGTGACTATCTGCATAAGCCGAGCGATGAAAGCACCACTGGCGCTAACAGGAAGCCAGTAAGAGTTTTCATCAAGAAAGGTGGAGCAGAAAGTTCGTTAGGTCGAGCGTTCAAGTTCAACAATCACATCTTTGCTCGTAACGGTCGCAAGATCACGGCGAGCCGTGGGTGGCACAAGGGCAAGGTGGTTGAGCAGATTGAAAAGCCAACTGGTCCATCCGTTCCCCAGATGGTAGGTAATCAGTCAGTTGTTGAGGTGGTTAGCGAAAAGATGGGAGCGGCCTTTGACAAACAGTTGGAAAAGGAAATTTCTGCTGTTCTCAAAGATAAGTAGGAGAACCAATGGTTGAAAACAATCTTTGTCAAGCAATCCGAGTACTGGTTCAGGACGCTGTGAAGGACTTGCTCCTTCCGACGCAGCCGAAAAGTCCGAAGGACGAGCCTAGCTTTCGAGAGCCTCAGGTGGTCAACAACTACCTGCCGCCAAAACGCTCTGGTGAAGCCCTTGACTTCCCTTTTGTTCTGGTCCGCGCTGAGCGAGGCTCGAGCAATCAGGATCAGACGACGGTATCAGTCGCGCTTGTCATCGGCGTCTACTGCCAAAACGGGCTTGATGGTGCTCGTGAAGGCCACGAGCATTGCTTGAACGTTATGGAAAGGATCCGCCTCAAGCTGATGTCCTTGCCGGGGTTGATCCTTGCCGGGCGCTATCAGCTTCGAGGCGAGGTGACTTGGACGCTTCCGACCGATCAGCCTTTCCCCTTCTATCAGCTTGACATGGAGACTGAATGGCTTTTTAGGTCACCAGTCACGGTCATGGAGGATTTCTGATGGCAAAAGCCAAAGTCAGTCCGACGATTTACGTCGGTCCCGATTTGCCGCAAGGCGTACTGAAGCGCTACACGGTTTTCACGGGCAAGTATCCGCCCAACGTCGAAGAACTTCGAAAAAAGAGTCCGTCATTGTGCGGACTTTTTGTTTCTCTGGACAAGCTTCATGACGCCCGTCGTCGAATCAAAGTCCAGGGCGATCTTCTGAACACTCTTTCTAAACAAATCTTTAAGGAGATTTAACGATGGCTTACCGACATGGCGTTATCGTTTCCGAAGTGCCGACCTCGGTGCTTCCTCCGGTCGAAGTCTCTGCGGCGATTCCGATCGTAATCGGCACGGCTCCGGTCAATATGACCGATCCGAAGTGCGTCAACAAGCCGATTCTTGCATACTCGTATGAAGAAGCTGTTGCCGCCTTGGGTTATGTGCCGCCTGCCGCTGTAGCCGGTCCCACGCTCAAGAAGCATGAGTTCACGCTCTGCGAAGCGATCAAGGCGCAGTTCTCCCTATTTGCCGTTTCGCCGATCATCCTTGTGAACGTCCTTGACCCGACGAAGCATAAGAAGACCGCTATGACTACGAGCGTGACGCTTGATGCGAAGACCGGGCAGGCCGTGATTGAAGAAACGGGCATTCTTCCTGAGTCCGTTACGCTGACCCCGTCCTCTGCTTCTGCTTACGTCAAGGATACGGACTATGTCTTGTCTTTCGACGGCGACGGCAACCTTGTCGTAGCTTCTCTTACCGAGCCCGGCGGCACCTTCAAGTGCACGACTGGCGAAAGCCTCACGTTCTCTGCCGACAAGGTAGACCCGTCTGCTGTCAATGCAGATGAAATCGTCGGCGGCGTCGACGTGTCTGGCGTGAAGTCCGGCCTCGAACTTGTTGATGAGTGCTTCCCGCGCTTCGGCCTTGTGCCGGGTACGATTACCGCTCCCGGCTTCTCGAGCAAGCCCGAGGTCGCTGCTGTGATGGCCGCCAAGGCGTCCAACATCAACGGCTACTTCCGTGCGATCGCTCTCATCGACATTCCGACGGATTCCGTCAAGAGCTACACGTCTGTTGCGCAGTGGAAGAACTCGAACAACATCACCGATCCGATGCAGGTTGCTTGTTGGCCGATGCTTTCTCTTGACGGTACGGCATACCACATGAGTTCTCAGCTTGCCGCTCTTCTCGGCAAGGTTGACGCCGACAACGATGACACGCCGTATGTTTCTCCTTCGAACAAAAACTTCAAGATGACCGCGGCTGTCCTTGAGGATGGTACGGAGATCTGGTTGGGTCCCGATAACGGCGAGTACCTGAATGGTCAGGGCGTCGTGACTGCGATCAACTTCATCGGCGGTTGGAAGTGCTGGGGCAATCGCACTGCTGTCTATCCTAGCGGCACTGATGTGAAGGATGCCTTTATTTGCATCCGTCGCATGTTCAACTGGCTCGGCAATACGCTGACGCAGAGTTTCTGGCAGAAGCTTGATGCGCCTGCTAATCGTCGTCATATCGATACCGTCATCACGTCCGCCAATATCTGGCTCAATGGCCTAACGGCTCGCCAGTACATTCTCGGTGGCCGCGTTGAGTTCCTCGAGTCTGAAAACTCGTTGACCGACATGATGGACGGTAAGTTCAGCTTCCACGTTTATGTCACGCCGCCGTCCCCGGCTCGCGAACTCGACTTCGTTCTCGAGTATGACGTGAACAACCTGACCACGCTTTACGCTTAAGGAGGTAAAAGATGGCTGGAACGAATAATGTGCCGGAACGCTTGATTGCCTTCCGCGTTTATGGCGAAGGCAATGACCTTCTTGGTACTGCCAACGTCACGCTCCCGACGATCGAGCCGATGACGGATACGGTTACGGGTGCTGGCATTGCTGGTGAGATCGAGACGCCGATCATGGGCCACTTTGGCTCCATGACGGTCTCGCTCCAGTGGCGCACGATCGAAGCCTGCGCTGTGAAGCTGGCGGCTTTCAAGGCTCACAACCTTGACATCCGCGGCTCTCAGCAGGTCTACGACGCCGCCAACGGCGTCTACAAGACTGTACCGGTTCGCCTTGCTTTGAAGGCCCTTCCGAAGTCCGTTAATCTCGGCTCTTTTGAGACGGGTTCGACGACCGACAGCGAGACCGAACTGGAAGTCTCCTACCTCAACCTTTATATCGATGGTAAGAGCGTGATGGAGGTCGATAAGTTCAACTACGTCTGCAAGTTCGGTGACGACGACATGCTCGAAACCGTCCGTCAGGACCTTGGTATCGCTTAAAAAAAACGAATAGCCGGGAGGGTTCGCTCTTCCGGCTTTTTCTTGAAGGAAAAGCAAAAATGAAGATTCCGTTCTCGAAGCCTTACAACTTTGAAGGCAAGGAATATAAGGATCTTGAGATCGACTTTGATGCCATTACGGGGCGAGAGGTTTCTCAGGCAAAGCGCGACTTCTTCCGTGCTGGAAACTTTGCCAGCTCGAACGTTCTTCAAGCGGACGTTGATTTCTGCGTCTATCTTGCCGCGAAGGCAGCCAAGTTGCCGATCGAGTTCATGGAAGGCCTGCCGGCAAAGGATTACCTTGCTGTGTCTACGATGACTGCAAGTTTTTTGCTCATGTAGGCCTCGGCGGCAAGTTTGACGTTGAGGAGCGGTTGATGCTCGTCTGCCTGCGCCTGCGGTCACACGCGGGCGGGTCTGTTCTTGATTGGATGTCAATGCCGATCACGGAGCTTGGACATTGGAACCGCGTGGTACAGCAGGACTTGAAGGAACGCGAGAGTAGGCAAAAAGGGTAAACGGCGATACAATGAATTATTATCATTGCGTTTTCGCTGGGCCGCCATGGATAAATTTATCGATCGCCGTACTAAAGAACTGGATGAAATCATGCAACGCGAAGACAAAACCAATCTCGAAAGGGATATGGCGTTGCATTTCCTTGGCACAGCCGGTCTTGGCTATGTTAAGGGGTACCTTGGGGCCATGAAACTCATCATCCTGAGTGTTGTTTTGTCAGTTGTGTGTGGGGTGATTCTCGCGCTGTTCGAATGATTGCCTAACGCTGTCTGTGGACTGGAAGCTCGTCAAGAAATTGGCGGGCTTTTTTTATTGGGGAATAAAAAATGGCAGGGGTTGAACACAGTTTGACTTTCAAGTTGGCAAGCCAGCTATCTTCGACATTCCCTCAGGCTTTTCGCTTCGCTGGCGGAACGATTCAGGAGCTGTCCGCCACAATGGCTTCTCTCGAAGCTGAGGCGTCTAAGACTGGCGCTTTCCTCAAGCAACGAAAAGCTGTAAAGGGTGCTTTGTCGACTTATCAAGAGGCAAAGAAAAAACTGGATGCTCTTGAAAGTTCGATTTCGCAAGTTGTTGTTCCGACAAAGAAGATGGCAGCCGCGCATCTAAAGGCGAGCGAGGCTGTAAAGCAATGCGAAGTTAAGCTGGAGCACGAAAAGCGGGTGCTAAAGGGCCTGCCAGTTGATGCTAGAGCCGCGTCTAAGACAATCGAGGCTCTAGAGGAAAGCCAAAAGTCACTTGCAGGCCAAATAGACGAAACCAAAGAGAAGATCAAGCGCCAGCAAAACGCCTTTAAGAACTTTGATGCGGCCTCAGGGAAAATTACCATGGCCATAGGCTCGTTTAGGGCCGTTGGTGGTGCAGTTTCGTCCGTGAAATCCGCCATTGAAGGACCGGTTCAGGCGTCAATGAAGATGGAAGATGCAATGGCTGATTTGGCTAAAGTATCTGACTTCACGCCTGAAGGTTTGGCTGAGATGCAGAGAAAGCTCGAGAAAATGAGCTTGACCATTCCGATGAGCGCAGACGGTTTGGCACAGATTGCCGCCGCGGCCGCGGGGGCAGGCGTTGCTCAAGATGAGCTTCTCGGCTTTACTGAGCAGGCGGCAAAGATGGCTGTCGCCTTCGACATGACAGCAGAACAAGCGGGCACGATGATGGCGAAGTGGCAAAGCGGTATGAAGCTCACGATGTCGCAGACATACGCGCTCGCTGATGCGGTCAACGGGTTGAGCAACAACAATGCTGCACTTGCAAACCAGATCGGCGATACGGTTCAGCGATATGGCGCTTTGGGTAAGGTAGCTGGCCTTTCCGAAAAGCAGACTGCCGCATTGGCTGCGTCGCTGATTGCATCAGGCGCATCGAGCGAGACCGCTGCAACTGGCATGAAGGCGTTTATGGGAACCCTTGCCAAGGGTGCTCAGCTTTCAGAAAGGCAACAGGCCGCGCTTGCCAACATCGGTATTCCTGATGTAAAGCAGTTGCAAAAGGATCTTCAAAAAGATGCCGCCGGAACGATCGTAAAGGTTCTTGAGGGCTTAAACGGCCTGTCGGAAGAGCGGCGAACGATGTACCTTAATGTGCTGTTTGGCGAAACAGGCAGTGAGGCTCTTGGTCCTCTTCTTCAAAACCTTGATGCTGTGAAGAAGAACTTCGATTACGTATCTGATGAGGCCAATACTGCGGGGTCAATGGAAAAGGAGTTTGAGGCTCGTTCCAAAACGACGTCTAACTCCTTGATTCTTTTGAAGAACTCAGCAGACTACGTTGCTCGAGCGTTTGGCGATCAGTTCTTGGGGCCGATTCGAAGAGCTGCGCTCTATATGGGCGGCCTCGCAGAAGTAGCTGGTTCTTGGGTTCGTGAGCACACGAAACTGGTTAAGGCTGGTTTAAAGGTTGTGGCCGTTGCTAGTGGGTTGGTAACCGCTGGCATTGCATTGAAGGGCGTCATGTATGCCGCCTCGGCAGTGATGGATGTCTGGCGCGGGTTGTGTGTGTTCAGCTCTCTCGCCATGAAAACGACAATGGTCGTAGGAAACGCTCTTGCAATGACCGGGCGACTTATCGGCGGAGCTTTTTCGTTTGCTGGAAAAACGCTGAAGGGCATTGCATGGGGTGCCAGCAGGGTAGCGATGTTGGCTTGGCGTGCGGCCTGTGTCGCCACAAGCACGGCAATTGAGGCTTCGACGGTGCTTATCAACCTAAAAGCAGGGAAATACACACTAACTCATTTCCCTGCCTTTAAGGGTTAGCCTTGACTTCGGATCTCGCCATATTTTCCTTCAGCATCTGAAGCACCAGTCGATCCCTCGTCGTGCTTTCGGTAGACCAACGGGACTTGGCACGCTTGTTCCGGACGGTGACGGTCTCGACGCAATCGAACCAACCCAGGAACTGGCGCAGGCTCATTTTCTTGAGCCAGGCCGCGGCGCCGGCCATTCTGTCGCGCTCTACCTTACCGCACTCCTCGTCTCGGGAGAGTTGTTCCGCTTCCTTCCGAGTAGCCTTCAATGCGTTCTGCAAATAGAAGCGGTAGCCGAGCGCAATCAGTCGACACAGCTCCTTGCCTCTTACTCGCTTCATGTCCCAGCACCTGGCACGTGCGCCGTCCAACTCGCTCTTGATCATGTGGTAAGACGTTTCGATGTCGTTGCGGCGACGATAGTGCGTCAGAGCCTGCCAAGGATCTCGGTGTCGATTGGAAATCAGCACAAAGATTCCGAAATTCAGCATTTCCGCCTTGCAGGGCTCATCCTTGATCAGGACCGTCGCCTTACCGCGGCCGCGCTTGGGGATGACTGTCAGAAACTTTTCGCACATCTTCTGCTCAGACGGATCCAACCCTTCCTGCGACAGACCACCTTCCAACTTCGCCTTGATCGTGTGGAGTTTGTTGAGGAAGCTTTCCTCCTCCAAAGCAGCCTTGGCCCTGTTTTTGTAGTAGTGGTAATGAAGCTTGATTGACAGCTGTTCGCCATTCGGATCGCTAACCTTTGCGGGTCCCAGATCTGTTGCCTCCGTGAATGATGCGGCATGGATGTTCGGATCAAACGGGCAAGTCGATGACGGGTTGGTGAGTTTTTCACGCGCAAGACGCCCGCCGGAGGTTTCTTCGTCAATCAGGCGATAGATCCAGTTGTCGCTCAGGGTGGCGCGCATGGTGAAGCCGACGTGGTGTGTAACGAAGGCGCGGACGTTGTCTCTACTGAAGAAGCCGTTGTCCAGAACAAGTTCGGGCTTTTTCAATCCGTAGGTTTTGAGACGCTTGATCGCATTGAACACCGACACGACGTCCGGAATGTTCCCGGGCTGCAAATCCATCATGACGGGAAGCTGATTGGTGAGCGAGAAGAACGACAGCAACTTGAACGTGTCCAGGCCATCTCCGTCCTTGTTGTAGCCCTGGCGAGCCATAGGCTTGAGCCCGTCTGCATAGGTCGAGACGGTAGTGGAGTCGAAGGCCATCACCTGTTGATCAGGGCCGCCAATAGCCGACAGACGCTCAAACAGACGCTGTTCACCGGTTGAATCGTAACCCAGACTCTCGAACAGGTCGTAGCAGACATCCTCGGACATACCGAACTCGTACGGCAGGTCATGGTCGTACTGCCAAACGTCAATGTTGTGAATTGTGTCTCCGCCAGTGGCAACCAGATACCGGGCAATCGAGAGGATCTTGTCGGCGATTCCGCCGTCCGGATAGGCAGCACGAACGGCGGCGTCCAACCCGGAATGCTTCCCGACCATGGCCAGGATGTCAATCGCTCCCGTGTTGACTCGCGTCGTTACGCTGGTCGGCTGGGGTTCCACCGTTTGCTGAGGAACGGGTTCAGGCTGCGTAGCAGGAGAGGTTGATGCAGGAGTCGACGTAGAAGTAGCCGCCGCAGCTTCGCCAGCGGCTCGCTGAGCGCGCTTGGTTCCGCGCTTCGGACGGCATGCAACAACCTCACCGGCCTCTGGATCAAGCTTCTCGCCGGTGCGCTCGGAACTGAGGATGACCTCATACTTACGGACTGGATCGTAACGCGTACGACGGATCTCGAAATAAGTTATCCCCGTCTTTTTATCGAGGACGGGAATCTTGCGGATTTTGACAGGGTATTCCTTGGCGGTTGCCATGAGTTCTGCTCCAAAGTTAGTGTACATATTATACAATAGACACTAACTTGCCGCAAGCGAAAAGCCCCTGTTTCCAGGGGCTTTTCAAGATTTCGAGCTTTGCTTGACCGACCTAGTGAGGGTTTCCTTGTTTTTAGGTTATCAAGCTGTTTGGTGGCGCTTTGCGGTTTGCGTTTGCCAATCCGGTCGGCCTGGCTGTGACCGCATTGGCTGGGCTTGTAGCGGGTGGCGTTGCGCTGTACAAAAACTTTGACGTTGTTAAAGAGAAGGTGGACGCTCTTCAAGCGGCATTCACTCAAAAGTTTCCCGGCATCACGAAGGTCGTTCAGTTGGCTTTTTCTGGCATTCAAAAAACCTTTGTAATGGGGCAGGAAAAGTTTGAACAGCTGGTCGGGTGGGTCGACGGAATCTTTCTTACCAAATGGGGTTCCGTATGGCAGCGCGTTCAAGATTCGTTCGCTCAAATCTTCGGCGGCCTTGGCGGCCTGATCAAGGCACCGCTCAATGGCGTCATCGGTATGGTGAATGGCGCTCTGTCGAAGCTGAACGCTCTCAACATCGAGTTGCCCGCAATTCTCGGCGGCGGAAAGCTCGGGTTCAATATTCCTGAGATTCCGATGCTGGCAGAGGGCGGCGTGGTCAGTTCTCCGACACTTGCCATGATCGGAGAAGGCCGAGAGCCTGAGGCCGTGATGCCGCTCTCGAAGCTTGATGCCGCAACATCCAGTAGCTCTACCGTTGTCAACTTCTCGCCCGTGATTAACGTCACCGGCGGAAGTGCGGATACGTATTCCGACGTGAAGCGGGCGCTTGACGAAGGTCGCAGGTCGTTTGAACGCGAGTTCGATCGGATGATGCGGGACCGAAACCGCTTGTCTTTCGCGTAAGGAGGAAAGATGAAGTCGTATACGACTGTCTCGATGGACACGTGGGGCATCATCTCTAAAAAGCTTTATGGCGATGAGCACTTCATCGACAAGTTGATCGCCGCAAACATCCGGTACAGGAAAGTCGTCATCTTCTCCGCGGGCATTGTCCTCTCGGTTCCCGAGGTTGAAGTGTCGCCGACGAGGGATGAGGGACTGCCTGCTTGGAAGAGGTTGAAGCATGACTGATCCTCGAGAGACAAAACTTACCTTGCTCTTTACAGAGTCGAAGACGGATGCGACGAGCGACGTCATGCCTGATCTTCTCTCCTTTTCGTATGACGACAGGGAGGCAGATCAGGCGGATGAAATCTCGCTGATGATCAAGGACGAGAAGGGCAAGTGGGCGGGGTCTTGGAAGCCTGACGGCGGAGAGATCATTCGGGCCTACATCAAAGGGTCGACATGCCCGAAGCTCTTTTGTGGGAAGTTCTACGTTGACTCGATGCGAGTAAGCGGCTCTCCGAGAGTCTGTGAGATTCGCGCAGTGTCGATACCCTTGAAGGCTCCGATTCGACGCCGACTGGTGACGAAGGCCTGGGAGAACTACACCCTCAAGGGCATCTTGAAGGAGATTGCGGCGAAGGCGGAGATTTACTTCTACTTCGAGGTTGAGGAGGATCCTGAATACGACCGACTTGACCAGAAGGAAGAAAGTGATCTCGCCTTCCTGTCTCGTCTCTGTCAGGACGCTGGTCTGTCGATCAAGGTGACCGACGACACGATCGTGATCTTCGACCAGTCGCGCTACGAGAAGATGGAGCCTACCTGCGAAGTCGAGCTGGGGGTGTCGGATGTCCTGTCCTGGGACTTTCAGACAACTCAGTCTGAGACGTACAAGAGTTGCGTCGTCTCTTGGCGAGACATCAAGAAGAAGCAGCGCAAGTCCGCAGGCGGCTACAACCTCGATTTGGAAAAGCCTTCGGATAAGCCTCCGGCGAAGTACAACATCGACCTTGAAAAGATCGACGACTCGAATGCGTCGAAAAACCCTGCAGTCAATACGTATGTCTATGTCGACCCCGAGGCCGACGCCAACGGTCAGGAGTACAAGCTTAAAAGGCGAGTGACCTCCAGGGCCGAGGCCGAGCGCGTGGCTAAGGCTACGCTTCGACGCTTGAACCTTCGGAGCGTTACCGGCTCGATGACGCTTGTCGGAGATACGCGGCTCGTGGCTGGCATCGTGATCGAGGTGAAGGGCTTCGGGAGCTTTGACGGAAACTATTTCATCGAGTCTGCCTCGCACAGCATGAGCGGGTCCGGCTATGTGACGACGATTAACGTCCGTCGGGTGAATAACAAGTATTAAGGTGAGTGATGGAAACTGACACTATTCGCATCGGTGAAGTCGTCTCGATCGATCCGGTCGCCTGCACTTGCCGAGTCGTTTTTGATGACGATGGCAGCTTGAACTCTTATGACTTGCCGGTCATGCAGAGGTGCACGTATGACAACCACGACTACCAGATGCCGGACATTGGCGAAGATGTGGTGGTTGCCTTTCGGCGTGGCGGTGAAGAGGATGGCATCGTCCTCGGCTCTTTCTACGCGGGCGAGGTCAAGCCACCTGAGTTGAGTCCTGAGAAGCGAACTGTCGTCTTCAAGGACGGCACTCGGTTCAGCTACGACCGAGAGGCGCATGAACTGACGATGACGATCGAGGGGACGGAGATTGTCTATAACCGCCAGACAGGGACGATCACGGTGCCTGAGACCATCACGGTCAATTGTACGGACGCTGTCGTGAACGCCTCGAGCTCGCTAACGGTGAATTCACCGACGTCGACGTTCACGGGAGACGTGATCATCCAGAAGACGCTGTCGGTTACTGGCCTCATCACGGGTGCTGGCGGCTTCACCGTCTTCGGCGGAAGTGGCGTCAAGGCGACTGGCAACATCGAGTTGATTGGCTCGATGAACGCGTCGCAGGACATTGTCGCTGGCGGCATCAGCGTGATGGGTCACACGCACACGTCGCCGCATGGCGAAACGAGCGGTCCGCATTAAGGCCGCACAAAAAGACAAGCCCCACGAAGAGCGGAAATCCTCGTGGGGCTTTTTTCAGGAAAGGCCAATGGAAATCAAGATTTTGCGATGGACATTCGCTCTGGGCCTTAGTCAAATATTGCTTGTTGGCACGATCGCTTTCACAGCATGTGGGCTCAACGATGTCGTTGGTGTTCTGGGGGCGCTATGGGCGGTGTGACAGGACTGTTTGGAAATATCCCGTTTGTGACTTCCTCGGCCGTCTGCTTGACATTCAAGGACTTAAAAGTCGAGCGCTCGACACGATGGGCGACTCACGAGGTTATCGGAAAGAAGCCGGTTGTCGAGTATATCGGGCCAGGGCTTGCGTCTGTGACTTTCACAATTCAGCTGAACTCGTTTCTTGGCATGCCGCCTATCGCTGTACTGAAAGGCTTGCAGATGCTGATGGAGAAGAAGGAGGCGCAGCGGCTTTTGATCGGTCCGGACTACTTGGGCAAGTTTGTCATTGAGTCTGTATCGGAAGATCGAAAGGAGCATACGAATCTCGGCGTCCCGGTAAGCGGGGCCGTGACGATCACGCTCAAGGAGGTTGCCGATGGCTAAGTATCGAGTAGGTCAGCAAAGCATTGACGTGGACTTTGCCCCGGCAGGCGTGATGGAGATTCTGCAGAACATTCGCACGATCCTTGCTACGCGAAAGGGCTCCGTTCCGCTTGACCGAGACTTCGGCATTTCGTGGGACAACGTCGACCAGGCGCTGCCAGCGGTAAAGATGCTGATGCGCTCGGAGGTGATCGACGCCGTCGAGCGCTACGAGCCGCGTGCTCGGGTGACGAGCGTCGATTTTGCTGAGGACTTGGATGGTGCGATGGATGGCGTGCTCAAGCCTGTCGTGACGGTTCAAATAGGAGATGAGTGATGGCAGAAACATTGCCCCGCTGGGGGCTCAAGGACATCAGCTTTCTGACGACGGATGCAACGGCACTAGAGGCTGAAATCATCACCTCGTTCGAGAAGGTCAGCGGGCGAACATTGGCGGCGGGCGATCCTGTCCGCCTTTTTCTTTTGTCGCTCACGGCCATCATCGTGACGCAGAGAAGCGCGATTGACGCGGCGGCGAAACAGAACCTGCTCTCGTACGCACAAGGCGACTATCTCGATGCTCTTGGGCTTTTGCTCAGCGTCGAGCGACTGGCCGAGAGCAGGGCTGTGACGACGCTTCGCTTCACGCTGTCCAGAACGCTCGGTTCTGTAGTGACGATTCCGAAGGGTACCGAAGTCACAAACGGCACCGTGACTTTCGCAACGACTAAAGATCTTGATATTCCTATCGGCTCCATCTCTGGCGACGTCATGGCCGAATGCACTGAGTTTGGGGAAGCAGGTAATGGCTACTTGGCGGGCCAGATTAAAACGATTGTCAGGCCGATGACGTTTGTGTCATCAGCCGAGAACGTCACGATCACGTCTGGTGGGGCATCGGCTGAGAGTGACCTTGACTTCGCGAACCGCATCCGACTCGCGCCGAACGGCTTCTCGGTTGCTGGTCCAGAAAAGGCCTACATCTATCACGCAAAGAGCGTTTCGAGCTCGGTGCTTGACGTTTCAGTTGCTTCCCCGACGCCGGGCGAGGTCGATGTTTACGTTCTGCTCGCGGGCGGTGAATTGCCGTCCACAGAAACGCTTGAGCAGATCGATGCGCACTTGAGCGACGAAACCATCAGACCATTGACGGACTTCGTGAAGGTGCTTGCGCCGAAGGCTGTGAATTATGAGCTTGAGCTTCACTACTGGATCAGTCGTGAGGATAGCTCGCGCGCCGAGCAGATCAAGGCCGATGTCGAAAAGGCGGTCGAACAGTATCGCTTGTGGCAACAGAGCAAAATCGGTCGCGACATTCTCCCGGCGAGGCTCATTCAGTACGTCATGCAGGCGGGAGCTTCGCGCATCGACAACACGACGATGAAGCCAGATGGCTTCCAGAAACTCGAACGCGACCAGGTCGCCCAATGCACTGGCGTGAAGATCGTTTACGAGGGCTACAAGGATGAGTAAGTGTCTCGCTGAGGTAAGGCTGAGCGACTTGCTTCCGGACTCAATCGTTCAAGACGACAACGTCAAGCACAGCGCGACGGCGCTCGACAAACAATTGCTCGACATGACGGTGGCGGTGGACCTCCCGTCGATCTACGTCAGCATTGACAAACTCACCAGCACTCAGCTCGATCATGTCGCCTATGGGTGGGATGCGAGTGTTTGGCGCGATTCGTGGCCCGTTGCTTTGAAGCGCAGCGTCTTGAAAAACGTTGTACGCGAAAAGCGCAAGAAAGGCACGCTTCGCGCCGTCAAGGAGGCCGTTGCGTCGATCGGTTCAGCCGCTGTCATCAAGGAGTGGTGGCAACAGGAGCCAAAAGGCATTCCGCATACATTCGAGATTCAGGCGAGTCTGGGCAGCATCGACGGCACGCTTGATGCTGAAATGCAGGAGGACCTGTTCTCGCTCATCGACGATGCGAAGCCGGTCAGGTCGCACTACACCTTCGTGCTTGTGAGGCGGCTGGAAGGCGGGGTTGGCATTGATGGCTATCTGCGCCCAGTAGCTTATTCGCGCATTCGATGTGAAGCACTCGTGAGCAAGGACATTGACATGACTGCAAGCTTCTACGTCGGCGCGAGGTCTATCGCAATGCGGTCCCTGGTTGGGCTTGCAAAATAAGGAGGGGTTCTCATGGACATCGTTTTGACGACAGCTGGCATTCAGGCTGTCATCAATGCAAAAGAGACCGGGACCAACGCCGTCACTATTTCGCAGATCGGCGTCGGCACTGGCAAATACACAGCAAACAAGGAACAGACACAGCTGCAAGCTCAAGTCAAGCGATTGCCGATTCTTGACGGTGGGCAAGCGGGCGACAATGCGATTCACGTCGCATACAAGGACGACGGGCCGGGCGCGTACGAGGTGTGCGAGTTCGGCCTTTTCCTTTCTGACGGGACGCTTTTCGCGGTTTACTCGCAGAGCACGCCGATCATTGCAAAACAGGAGTCAAGCAATCTGCTCCTTGCTATCGACTTGAAGCTCGAGGGCGTCAATGCCGGGGACATCGCTTTCGGCGATGTGTCTTTCTCTTTCACCGCAGCAACCAGTGAAAACGCTGGCATTGTCGAGCTTGCGACTGACGAAGAGACGCAGGCAGGAACTGATACGCAACGCGCGGTGACGCCTGCCGGCTTGAAGAGCTTGACTGCTACCGCAGGACGTGCAGGGCTCATCCGTACCGCCACAGAATCAGAGGTCAAGGGTGGAACTGATAGTGCTGTTGCTCTGACACCAGCGAACCTTAAAGGCGCGGCGGCCACAGAGGCTGAGACCATCGAAGGCAAGTCCAGGACGCTCTATGTGACGCCTGTCGGCCTTCGGTGTGTAAAGGCAACGACTGGTCGAAACGGTCTCGTCGAGCTGGCAACAGAGGAAGAAGCAAAGGCAGGGATTGACAAGGAACGAGCGGTCACGCCTGCAGGCCTCAAGGCTGTCGTCACCGAGGCAACTCCGGACGCAAGCGAGGCCTCAAGGGGGCTGATCCCGATTGCTTCGACTGTTGAAGCGACGACGGGGCTTGTGTCGACAAAGGCGATGACCCCTTTTACGGCGAAAGCGGCGATTGATTCGCGTATTGCCACAGTCGAAGAAGTGACCGTGGGTACGTCGACGACGAAGTTCGTCACGCCGGCGACGCTCAAGGCAGTCATTGACGCCGCGGTAGCTGCGGCACTTGCCAAGCAAGGAGGTCATTAATGGCAAACACAATTTTGATCACCGACGCAGGACTTGCAGAAGTCGTTGCTGCCGAGCAAGGAGGCTTCGTGCTTCAAACTTCCAAAATGGAACGGTTTTTCTCTCAAATCGGAACGGAGGTTACTGGCTCCTCCCTCTGGCTTCAT